AATCAGAATCGTCTTCAGAATCGCTGAGGACAATAATGTTGCTAGAAGGCAGGGAAATTCTGCGCTCTACGCCATCGTGCGGTTGGCTCGGAACAACAGGAGAAGGATATGTCACATCGCCAGGTCCGAAGCGAATTCTGAGTTGGCCTGCAGTGCGAGGAATCATACGGCTCAATACATTGAAATAGTCACGGCGCGATGGATCCAGACCACTTCCGAAAAACGCAGATGCCGCCTGGAGTAAAAAATCCATTTTGGTACCAGATCCATCTAAATCAGGCAAAACAGACAACTGCTCAATCAAAGCATCTTTGATAATTCCAAAGTTTTTATGGATGTTGAAGTGAAACAGTGCTTGTTCCGACGTTAATCCGGAAGCCAAACACCACTCGTTGGGGCACTGCACGTTTTTGCAACTCCGGTAATGATGTTCACTGATAGTCAGCGGTCGGATAAGCTCGTAACAATTGCCACACCGATCTTGCTTGGCACGAAAATGAACATTATATAGATGTTCCATGGCGTCGTAAGTCGAAGGGAACGTGTGGTCACAAAATTTACACGGAAACGCCCGAACCCCATGCCGAAAAATTTCATCAAACGAGTCATAATAGACGCGGTCCAACGGAGAAACATCTTCAAAACCACCACACGAAACAAAACAGCTTTGCGGCTGCTCAACTACTGTTGTTCCAAAATACTGGGTCGACGAAACCACATCCGTTTTTATTGCTCCGAATCGTGTATCCATGACGCAGCGGGAGCAAACCACGATCTTGCACTTTCTTTCAGAACAGTGCTTCAGCACAGCGCCTGACTTTTTCAGGCAAATAACGCAAGACTACAACGCAAAACATTAGTATTTTAGTTGAAGAGGAATAGTGTGAAGGACCAGTTTCAGGCAAGCGTTCACGCGCTCATGTAGGTCAAGCCGGGAGACACGCCGCCCGTGGCCCTGGTCTGGCTGCTTGCGCTTCGACATAAAAGAGAAAAAATAACGGCGTGGAGTTATATAAATGCGGTGTTTTATAGTTTGGTAAATTTACAGTCGGGGGGAGCTGCTGGATAAAGTTATGTTGTGCAATATATCCTCTGCAGATTTGATAAGGCAATCTAGAGTCTGCCTTAGTTCTTGCTGCAAATCGTGGACGGGTAGAGCAGAAATGGCATAGACGAGGCGCCTGACCCTTTCTACATATTCAACGATTTCGTAGTGCTTTCCCGAAGCGTAGTAAGAGCCGGAATCCGCCTCTTTCTCGGCTTCACAAAGCTTGATAAATAGTTCTTTCAGTTTCTGAGGATAATCGCAAGTTGGGTGGAAAATACTCAGCATTTGCTCCACATCCATTATGGAATTAGAATACGCTGAATCGACTTTGTCTATGGTAGCAAATGTCGGGCACCGAGTCTGCTTTTCAAACAAAAAGGGAAGAATGGTATTGCAAACACCGCCAATTATGGCGAATTTTCCAATCAGCTGGAGATTCTTCGGAGTACCAAATCCGGAAATCAGTTGCTTCAACATGTTTCTTAAAAGCAGTCACAAAAATTTATTTTACATCTTTTAAACATGGCGCTCGAGTCCAAGTCGATACAACTATACGATGCATACATCAAAAAACATCATATAGACGCGTTGGCCGACTACACCCGAGAGCGCATGAGCGATTTCATCAAAACCCAAAAACTAGTCGTCATCTGTAGGCAAATCGCAAACACAAAAATGGAACGTACATGCTGTATCATCCACACCGAAAAAGACCTGAGCGAACTTTTCCAGATCCCTGATCTCTATGTATTGGCCTGCTATGCCGCGCTGCCTTGTTTGAATGAGAACGCTCTGTTCAGCTTCCTCGTGGATGGTGTATTGCATTCAGTAGGGAATAGCTCTTATGTTGGAGGCCATCCAGTTATTGACGAAACGCGTTTCGATTTTTCAGAAGAAAGTGTTTTTTTCGACCTATGCACCGTATTGGACCGATTCGACCAAGATGTTGACCCCGACGATACCGGATCACCTCGCGCAGATCAAGGCTCTTGGTCGTGATACAGTTCACAAAGAACCTCCAATAATTATTACAATTATATTAAATACGTAAAACAATCGATGATTTTTTTGTTCGTTTCAAACCATTTTCCTACTTTGGATAATTTTTCTTGAAATTTATTTTGCATTTTGCATTTTGCATTTTGCATTTTGCATTTTGCATTCTGAAGTTTTCAAAATATTAAAAGTTCAGAAGATGATCAAGAGCCATAAAGATAAAACGCACTCTGGAAAATAATTACGCCAAACAATCGTCCGGACTTGCCAGTATTTTATTTGATTGGGTTGAACCTCTTCAAGGATCAGAGAATATGTGTTTTTTCTGATTTTTGGGTAGGTCACTTCAGTCAATTCAACTGATTCGTTTCAAACCATTCTCCGACTTTGGACAAGTGGAAGAATAAACTTTATTTATAAGAAAATGCCAAACAAAGTCGCCTCGGCAGGCGCGATCGCTTTCACTGTTATAGTTTTAGCAGGTATCATGTCCAAGTGGAAGACAGACCAAAAGAAAAAGATAATCGAAAGCAGTGTCTCTAAAATTACCGAAAAGCTTGACAACAAACTTTTTATAGAAAAACATTGCAAAAAGTCTTCCAAGAAATTTACTGATCTCAAAGAAGGAAAGGGGGTGTACGACTGTTTATTTCTAAACGGCTCGACGCATTGGACCTTGGAGCACGATAAAAATGCAATCAAGGTATTCAAGGACGAAGCGTGCTTTCAGAGGGAGCTTGATTATATGAGAAAAATACAGAACATTCCAGAATTGGAGAATTACATTCCTCATTTTAAAGGAATAGGACATGTGTCGTTCTCGAATTGTGAAAGTAAGTTCGGCAAGAATGTTTTTCAGGAACTCAAGCGACCATATTTGTGGATGGAAAAAGTTCATGGAACTTTGTTTGATGTGTTTAAAACACAAGAGATAGAAGAAGATCAAATGATTACAATCGCGACAATGATACTGGGGATGATTTATGCGTTCTGCAGCAAAGGGGTCCAACTTACTGACGTGAGATTGGAAAATATATTTTGGCGTCGAAATGAAAAAGGAAAGATAGAGCTGGGCTTTTTAGACTCTGGGGAAATTAAACAATGTAAAAAGGCAGAGTGCGTTGAATTGGCCATGAAAGGTCTGGACAACGTGCACGACCGCCTCTCCGATCCGAACGAAACCTTAAGGCGCAACAAGACCGTCTTCGGAAGGCAACTAAAAAATATAAACGAAATTGCAAAGGAACTATACGATGGCGGTATTAGGAACTGGAACATATGGAGTCGTGATGCGATCGCAAAAGGATCCCAGTTTGGTGTTTAAACACATGGGGCTCCGGTGTCTGTGTCAAGGAGAAGGCGCCAGAAGATGCACGCACTTGGAGGCTACAACCATCCGCGAGATATGTTTCTTACAACAGTTTGTGCATCCCAACATCGTGAGGCTCCGATCTGTCCAAATCAATGACGACGCGGTGCGTCTTGGTCTCGGATTCGGTGGGAAGACTCTCTATACTTGGGCAAACTCCTCTGATTATTCCTCACGGATTGAAGTCCTTCCTTCAATCATCTTTCAGCTTGCTTCTGTAGTTAACTTTATAAGCGCTCACGGAATCCTTCACGGAGACCTAACCACGCAAAACGTTCTTATTGACTCGGAGAACAAAGTTACAGTCATTGATTGGGGCTCGGCCGCGTTCGTTCCAAGACTTAGACAATCTACCATGTGTACGCAGCACTTTTTCAATCCAGACCTGGAGGATTTCAGGTCGGGAAGAGACGATGTTTATTCTATTGCTTGCATTGCTTTCTTCATCATGACGAGAAGATTCTTTATAAAAGACAAGTACGTATTCCCAGAAAGTCCTTTAACTCCTTTGTTTCTAAAGATGCTTTCTGGTGATATTTCCGCCTCCAAAGTGTGTAGGTGTCTCGGGAAGATCCCAATCCCAGGGTCTGCTTTTGTCCAACCCGCAGAAGATACATATACCGGACAGATGGTTTTGGGACTTTCCATTTTCTGCCAGGAAATAGTCCGACATGCATACGCAATGCACAAAGTCCTGCCTGAAGTTTCGCCGGAAATTTGTTTATTCATCATGCACTACATGCTATTGGACGAGGATCCTCCAGTCTCGTTATCTAAACACATGGCGGCGCAGATTGTGAGCGCATTATTCGAGCACAAGTTTCGGATCTGGTTCAGTTTAAATAAACCAATCGACGCTGACGTCGTCAGTGTTTTGTAATTCCAATGTCGGACATGCAATCTTGATTTGCGCCAACTTTGATTGCTGAAGTTCAGAAGCTGTTTTCTGCAAGTTCACAATATCGATTTGTAAAACTTTTTCCAACTGTTTTGAGGGACATAATAAAATCAGACTTTGTATTTTTGACGCTGCAATCGAAGCATGCACCAACCCGACAAGCGGATGTTTATCTTGTCGGGCGGCATAAAGCCAGTGCTTTGCTTGGCCTGCTATTTGCTTGTATTTTTCCAACTGTAGAGCAGAACTATCACCGTGGTTTCTAAACCCTTTGCTTGTAATCAATATAAGGACCACGACAACCCCAATCGCCGTTAGCATAGAAGTACTCATTAGTTGAGAAATACCTTTGTTCCAAACCAACTAAATTTTATTTCGAAAGTCTTTTTTCAAAATAAAAGTCGGAAGACAATCTCTCATGAGCAATCTTCAACCGTTCGAGCTCGAGAGTCTGGAAACCAAAACTACGCCAGTCGTGTTGGTGGATGCGTCGCATTCCGTCACCATTGGCTTCAGCAGTAGCGTCACTGTGTGGCAGCGCATCATGAACATATGCGAGGAACTTGCTGGCACCGAAGACGGTTTGATCCGTCTCCTGTTTTGGAATTCCGAAAATCCAGGAGGAAATGGACGTTTTGGCAAAAATGGCACTTGCGTGATCCCGCAGTTGGTGACAAGAAAAAGCATCCCCGTTGTGTTTCAGATGATTCGGCAGGATATTAAACCAACCTGTCTGACAATGCCGCATTGCGCCTTTCGCGACATTCCTGATTCATGGCTGCTAGAGGAAAACATGATTTATTTTGTTACTGATGGCAGGATGGGATATTTAAACATTGGATCGGTCGAATTGATTCGTTTAGTACACTCATTCAGTAGTCAGCTGACGCGAATTCCTCGTTTCAAAATCATTACGGTCGAGCCAAAAGACAAGGAGACAACCGAGAAGAACATGGAGACCGACCAAGCAGCAGGCTCCGATTTGTACCGCATTGTTACCAATAATAAGTTGACAGACAAGGTATTGCTCTTCAAGTCGATTCTGCGCGACGGAGACATTGTCCACATGCAGAAAACCATTGCTCCTTTGGGTTATTTTCCATATGGGGAAAAGTGTTTTAAAAGAGATTTTCTGTACAACTTTTTAGATTACATCAAGAGAGAATTTCAGAAAGATCCAAAACAGCAGACCGAGATACTTCAGCGGCTTAGTATTACTCTGAAACATGTATGCGAAGGAAAGCCAGCATATCTCGTCAACGCATACGTCCGTATGTTTGCATTGGTTTTTGAAGGAGAAGATGTCAACCTAATGGAATTTCTTCTTTCGGATGGTTTAGTACGTGAGCAAAAACAGCAAGGGCAGCTTTTGCATGAAATCCAAGCTAAACTAAAGGACAAATACGCGTTGGCCGACAAGCTTCTCCGTGCGAATGTTATGAATGCCGTTTCCCAGGATCGTATATGGGCAATGAGTATCTGGACGCCGACCAATAGACTGATCTTGGCGCCTGCGCGAATCGTTACGGGATCCTGGAATAATGGTGCATATAAATCAGCAACTTTGGAAAAAAGTGGTATTCCCATGGGGCCCGTTCTCAGAACATTGCCACATGAGACTACTCAGCAATGTCTTCGTCAGTGGATTCGCGCCATGTACTCAGACGCATTTGGTGTGGTTGTAACTTCGGACGAAATCATCTACATGGTTCTTTTACATTCTCTGATGATTCAGACAGCGGCAGAAGCGCCTGAGATGATTAAGAATTCATACAATATTTGGGCAACGGTGATGCTCGGCAAAGCCAAAAACTGGACGACCGAAAAAGAATGGCTTTGTGCAGGAAACCTGCCGGATTCCAACATGCTTGCGAATGTAGTACGTCTTCTTCAGCTTCCTGAAGTCCCAAATTGGTCTCGGATCTTCAGGTTTGAGAGTAAAATAATAGTCGAAGCCAGGAATTTGGAAGTTATCAAGGTTCCAGAGACAGCTCTCTACACATACGAGTGCATGATTACGCTTCAAAAAACGGCGCAGTCGGGCGGATATATGATACAGCCTCATGGCGGTTGTTGTCCCACAAATATATTCTCTGAGGAAGGTAAAAACCAGATCCGTAACTGTCCAACCTGCTTCTTCCCATACATGAATTTTATTCCGGTGCCTCCGGAGATCTCCTATGAAATTCCTTCCGGGTTTTGGACGCGATCCAGGATCTCCGACTCTATGCCTCGAATTCCTTCTGATTCCAGGAACTCCGACTCCAGGCGCAAATTAGTAAACCTATGTGGTGTTTTGGGATCTGGTAAAACAACCACCGCAAAATTGATTCAGAAAATGGTTGAAGCGCGCGGAGGTATCTGCTTGATTGAAGGAGTTGACAAGTACAGTAAAACCATGCCTTTTGCCGAAGCTATCCAGACAGTCAAAATAATGTTACAGAATGCTGTGAATTTGCAAGGCAATGACGTGGTGGTGGTTATCGACACATGTGGTGATCGTAAGAGCAACAAGCCTTTCTCAGTGGACTTTCGAGGATGGAAAGTGGTTGAAATTTGGCCCAATCTAAACAGAAAGTTTCTGCGCGAATATCTACAATGGTCTTATCGAAATGTTCTCTCCCGTGGTTCTCCGGGCCCTGACGATGATTACGTTATTCATCCTGGCTCTGCATCCAACCTGTATGAGATTCAACAGAAAAAAACAAAAGCTCTATTTGGATCCAAGACTTGGGTCCCTACACAATCCACCACTATCGAAGAACTCGCGGCAGCTTCACGAAACTACTCGAAGAACTGGGTTATCCAGACCGATCTATCTTTTATTTAAAAAAAATTTTTGTTGATGACGCACTCTGGGAAAACTGACCAACCATATACAAAGATTCATAATGGAATGTCTTTTGATCTCAAACAATATTAAACGCACTCTGGTAAATACGTCTGATTATGCCATGGTTTACTTTTATTTTTGTTGATACAGAGCTTGAAAACAATAGAGACTAGGCTAGGTTATATATGTGTATCATTTCCAATTGAGAGCGGAGCCCATACATGACCATTTGTACCATTTTTAGGTTGAGACCACAAGCATGCTCTGCACTCTGGCGAAAAAATCGGTGCGTTTCAGAAAATTTTCCGACTTTGGATGAAAAAGTTTTTTCAATAAATTTTACATTTTACATTTTGCATTTTGCATTTTGCGAAATGTAAAAAGTTTGGACGATTGTTGAGAGTCATAAAAATAAATCAATATCAAACGCACTTTGTGAAAAAATTGTTTTTTGTCGGAACGTTAGTAAATACTTCTGATTATGTAATGGTTTTGTTGGTACCATAAAGAACGACTCCAAGTCAAACGCACAGTTGTTGTTCAACAAACTTTATTAAGAACAGATATTAGAGCTTTTTATGCCACGAGGAAGAGGTTTGTAGTAACTACGGATATCGACAGGTTTGAAAAAGCTGGGTCGTTTCACTACCAATTAAGTGTTGTAACGCAAGGCAGCAGAGTCATCAGAAACCAGCAAGAAGTTCAGTGCAGTGGATTCACACTTATCGCATCCAACTCCACCGATAAAGTTAGATGGAGGTAGCTTAAACAACCCATGCTGTTTACAGTACATATCAATGTCTCTAGTGGATGACCAGTAAACACTTTTAGAGAGGTCGTAGAGTTGTAGATTACGATTACCATTTTTTTTGATCTTATTGAAGAAGGCTCTCTCTTGTCCTGCATTGGACATAGCAGTGCCATCGACAAATCCATCTTGCTCCCTTTGTTTGATAGGGACGTCATGAAAAAGGTGCGTGAGAAAGTTGCCCACTGAAGAATCGCTTGTTGATAAACTTGAAGATGTCATAATGAATTCTGCTGAAATATGATTTTTGTAATGTTGCTTTTATTCAATCTAAACTTAACAGCGCTATTTCCTGCCAAACCACTTGTTTAATATTGTTACTTTCTCCCGGTTAGCGCTTGGTTGTGCTTTAAGTTTTTTTGACTCCAAAATTCAGTTCCGTGTTAATGTGACAGAATTAAGATTATTACGAATCCGTGATGCTTACTCCCTTACCAAATCGTTTCAATGACTTCTGCCCGTGCGACCAATGCAATTTGACACTATTACTGCTTTGTTTTGTGGACCTGTCGATCTGATCTTTGACGTATGCAGCAAGCGAAAAGGTATTTGGTAAAGTAGAGCGAGACCGCGATTAAAAAACAACTAAACGGTACACCCGGATGAATTAAAAGAACAAATTTGTCATCCAAGTTTTATGTATTTTTTAATAAACCAACATTTTGACAGTGTGATTTGAAATTGGTATATACCCCGAATCTATACCATTCTCCACGCATATGTCTACCACTTGCGCTGAAATAGTCGTGGAGCATTGTTTCTGCAGTTTTTGCATCCGGGGTTTGTTCAATTTTTGATTGGTGAATTGTTAATTATTTTTCTAACCAATTATCAATAGGTTTGATAAAAAAATAAAAACTTTGTTTTCTGAACTTTAACTGAGACATTTCTTCACTTTTTTGTTTTCTGAACCCCAACTTGGAAACTTTTTCACTTTTTTGTTTTCGGATAGTGTATTTGTGTACCGTTCTCGTTTGAGAATGGCGCACATACATGACGACAAAACGGTAAAGCTCTTTTGAGCCAAATTAGCAGGGTGCTACAATGTCAAAGAAAATGGAAAAACGGTAAAATCTCTCTGCCAAAACAGCAGCGTGCTATGGTGTTTTCGTTTGGATTCGCTCACGTGCACATCGTCCAAACTTTTTGGACCTCGGACCATTTTTTAAAATGAAAAAACATTCAATGTCGATTTGTAATTTCTTATTTTTCAAAAAGTCAGACCAAACTTTTTTCTAAAAAATGTTCAATTTTTGATTGGTGAACTGTTAATTGTTTTTCTAGTCAATTATCAATAGGTTGAGCGCAAAAATAAAAACTTTGTTTTCTGAACTTTAACTCAGACATATTTTCACTTTTTTGTTTTCGGATACTGTATTTGTGTACCGTTCTCGTTTGAGAATGGCGCCCCGACAAAACGGTAAAGCTCTTGTGAGCCAAATTAGGAGGGTGTTACAATGTCAAAGAAAATGGAAAACGGTAAAATCTCTCTGCCAAAACAGCAGCGTGCTACAGTGTTTTCGTTTGGATTCGCTCACGTGCACATCGTCCAAACTTTTTTGGACCTCGGTCCTGAAAAAACATTCAATGTCGATTTGTAATTTGTTATTTTTCATAAAGTCGGACCAAACTTTTTCAATTTTTGATTGGTTCATTATTAATGAGGTGCACAAATGAATTCTGCAATGTGGGAATTTTATTTTCTTTGTCCAGCCAACCATTGATTGCATTAAAAATGATGATAGCCATCCTTTAGTGCTCTTTAAATTATTACACTCCACCCCCCCCCCCCCCCCCCCCCCCCCATCCCCCCCAACACCCTCACCTGCCCTCCACCTACATAAACTCACATTCTATTTTTTTTTTTA